ACTGAAAACGCTGGAGTGTTGGCTGCTAAAGTTTGACTTGCACCAGATCCTAAAGCAATAGTCTCCCCAGATTGACCAAGTGTAATAGTCCCTGATCCACTGCTCGTTTGTATATTCGATACTTTTAATGTTCCGTTTGCCATAATCTTACGTATCTCCTAATCTTATTACTGCAACATAAGTTCTTGCTCTATTTGCATGTGATCTTAAAGAAGCAGCTTCTTCTGATACTGCTTGAAACTGCATTCTGTGTGTTGAGGTGTTTGTAACATCAACATGAACACTAATAAAAGTATTACCAAATGTTCCACCACTAGATATTTCACTTATACTACTTGAACCTATAGCTATTAAGTCATAACTACTTCCACTATCGGTAGAATAATTAATATAATTTTGACAATATCTAGGATTTGAAGCACTGCTGTTCTGAAATGTTGAATAAAATTCAACTCTATAAATTCCAGTATTTGTAAAACTAAGAACTCCAGATGACATAGACAAACCTGTTCCTATTCTACCAACTACAGAAGAATAATCACCTGATGATGGTCTAGCAAGACCACTTAATGTTGTTGCAGTATTTGCTGATAAAGATAAATCGCTAGTTAACATAAAAAGATCTGCTTCTGTAATTCCACCAAATCCTGTAGCCGTACCAGAGTTAGTTATAGTTGCCCCTGAAGGAATAGTTATTGTATCTCCTGATGCACCAATAGTTAAAGATGTGCCTGTGCTTGGTTGTATTAAATTTGTTTCTAATGTGCTCATTATAAAATTACAAATGTACTCCCTGATGGAATCGTGATCGTACCACTAATAGTTATTGGTCCAACCAACGCTCCGTTTGTTGAGCCCGCCATTGACAATGATGTCAATGTCTGAGCGTTCTTTACAAAAAAATCTGTAGATAAACTTGCTGCACCTACTGTTGCATCAGTTGGTTTTCCGATGTCAAAAGTATTACCAAGAACAATACCGAAAAAAGTATCTGAGCTTGCAGGGTTTCCTGTGAACGTAATCTGACTGCCCGATATTGTAAAAGCACTTATCGGTTGTTGTACAACACCTGAGACAGATATAATTACGGATGCTTCTGTTTCTGGAGACACAGCTGTTCCACTTGTTGTTAAGTTAAACGTTGCCGTAGATCCATTAAAGCCCGAAGATATATCG